GAAATACCAACCCTGTTCATTCAAGAATTTACAGAATGAACTGAGCGTTGACTATCAAGTACGTTCGGAAATATTCCATGTGCTTTAGAGTCATCGCAAAGTATGAAGAGTTCGCTAGGGACTAACGGACCAAATGGTCCATCTCTAGTGACATCCCATCTTGATGCCTGGGCTATATATCTGAATCCTCCACTTATCAAGGCAATTTCTGTCTTGAGCCCATATCTTTATAATGAGATATGCGGTATAATAGTGAACTCAGATAAACCTCAGCATCCTCTACGATTAAGTAGAATAACGTTCCTTGCGGAACGGGGGATGAAAACTCGTACTATTGCTATTGGTGACTATTGAACTCAGAACGCACTTCGACCGGTTCACGATAAACTAATGTCCATGCTTAAACGAATGGAGACCGATGGTACTTATGACCAAGATCTTCAATCCGAAAGGATTGCTAAGATGTCTAATGACCAGTCCCATTCTTTCGATTTAAGTAGTGCGACAGATAGATTCCCAATGAAATTAATAGAAATACTAATTTCACATATATTTGGGAAGGATATCATGAACAGTTGAAGTGAGCTGATGATCAATCGGGATTTCTATCACAAGGACATCGGGTCAGTGAGATGAACTGTCGGACAGCCTTTAGGATTTTATTCCAGCTGGGCCGCCTTTAGCCTTACTCACCACGCCATTATAGAATTTGCAGCCTTCCGAGTGGGATTTAGGTCCTTTAGGAATTATGCGGTTCTAGGTGACGATGTCGTGATATGAAATTGTCTCGTTGCCAGAGAGTATGAATACATTCTTAATCTTATTGGTGTTACCATCAATAAGTCTAAGTCTATCATTGCTGCTCCTGGTTCATCCGCATCAGAGTTCGCCAAAAGGCTATTCCGAAACGGAGAAGAAATCTCAGGTATCTCTTGAGGTGTAATGTTAGAGTCCCACAACCTTTCGGGGTTAGCTGAACTTTACTTATTACTTAAATCAAGAGGATGAGACCTCAAAGATGATGGTCAATTTAAAGCTCCCAACTACCTTTCTATAAAGGCAGCTGAACTTCTACAAGTACTCCTTTTTGAACGTACCTCTGGTATGGTGCCATTACTGGTTAACCATCCTCAAGTTACGTTAGAGTCGCTGAAACGCGAAGTTGTTAAGCTTCGGCTTAATCGACTGAAGTCCTTGAAAGATAAACTAGGTAAGATAGCTGAAAGTAATAAAACTTTCACTACCTTGTTTAGTAAAGAAGGGTTGGATGTGAACCCC